TCAACCCCGCCGCTATAATCATCAAACGAACCGCCAAACTTTTGCTGGCAGTAATCATCGCCGATTGACGACGCGGACAAAGCCGCAAGCATCGTCAGAAACAGAAATTTTCTAAACATGACGCGCCTCGATTTTACAGATTTGTTCTTGTCGCCGTCACTGAAACAATGCCAGAACCGTTATCAGGATCGTCAAGCGTGCATTTGATGAAATTCGCGGCAAGATGCCATTCGCTTTTGATGTAAGTATCGCCGCTGATGATAAATTTTCGATCATCTTTTTGACAATATCCTGGATCACCGTAGGTTTCAGCCGGGCGACAAGTTTGCAGCCACCACCCGCGTTGCTCAGTTTCTGAGGCTTGGCAGGTGATGCGCATCTGGGTTGTGGTTCCCGCTGTCACGTCAACAAACAGCGTCAACTGTGTGCTGACAGAGCCGTCACCGTTGCGCATGTCAATCCAGTCTGTGACGAGGGTGTCCTTGAGATTGCCGCTTGTGATGCCTGTCTCCATCGGCGAATGCTCACCCATACGAAAAGCGGCCAGGGCCAATACTGCTGCGAGGGCTAAGATGATGTGCTTTTTCACTGTCGTTCTCCTTTAGAAAATCACCGGGGCGGTGTATTCAATGTTGCCACTGTAATCAATTTGAAAGCCTATTTTTGAGCGACCGAAAACAACATTCTCACGATATGTTGCGCTGCCACCTGTATATGCTCCTGGCCTTGGGATTGGCGCATTGTAAAAATACGAAAAATCTTTTGTGAACAAATACCGAGTTTGAGAATAAAGATAACTGGCCGATCCTGTTGCCGCGCTCGATACTGTAATAAGGAAAAAATCACCGACTTTTGCAATCGCATCAGCAGATGAATAAGCTCCGCCAAGCTCCGCGTGGATGTCTCGTTTTAATGTCCATGTCGACGTGCCTGACGATGAATAGACTTCTGATGCTGCGTGAGTGCCTGAATCATAGCTTGTCAAATAAAACAGGCTTGTATCCGCGTCATAAATCAAATCTGTTACCGTCGTGGAACCTGGAGGGGCTGAGTTTGTCCAAGTGCTGCCGCTGTTTGAGGAATAATATAGGTTGCTTCCTGAATCAAAAACGATGATGTTCCCATTTTCGGCCGCAATCTCAGTAAATACCTGAGCGCCAGATTTTTTACTTGTCCAAGTTGCCCCGGAATCTGCTGAGACTTGGATTTCACCTGTATCACCAGCAGCCCAAAACTCATCATTTGTTTCGTCATAAGCAATACACCGAAACTGTCCGGCATACGCGCCAGCGGCTGATTTAATTGTCCAAGATTTCCCGCCGTTCGCTGATACTGCGATTTGTCCACTACTCCCAACAGCAACAGCATTTGCTGCATTGTCATAAGCAACAGCTTTTAATGCAGTTGCTGCGCCGAGGCCCGTGCTTTTGATAAAAGTTTTCCCGCTGTAAGAATACGCGGCGATGTCATTCGCTCCGTCTGAGCCTACAGCGCAAATCATGTCTCTATTTTCAGCAGCAGCGACCGCATTAAACGCAGGTGTGCCCCCGATTGTGTACTCGGCTTTGTTCGAACTCGACAAAGCGATCTGAGCCAAGGCTGATTTGATGATCGTCATAACCTGGTCGCGCTCGCCAACGACCAAGCTTGCACCAACTCCCTCGACAACACCGCAAAGCTCCTCTTGAACCGCATTCATCACGTCATCAGTGACGACAGTGGCCGGGATTGTTGGCGGAGTTCCTTCCGTGAATCCGTCTTTGCCTACGCCAAATTTGTCAGTTTCTGCGGTCGAATGATTAATGCGTTCCATGTTTTCCTTTATTGCTCAACGACGACAACTGTATGCGCCTGCGTTGCGTTTTCAAGCACGCATTCAAGTAAGTCAACATTTACGAGAGGATCTGCATTTGCGATCCAAACAAATTGCCAAGCGTCATTTGACAGCGCGTCGCCAACAGCCGAAGAACCGACCTGAAAAAAATCATAAGGATGACGGTCGATCGTGATCACATAACCAGACGCAGCAGCAAGGGCAATGAAATAATCTTCACTCTGTCCACCGCGCAATGCCAACTTTGACTTTACAGCTGCTCGCCTTTCTGTGGTCGTCGTCGGTGTGTAGCAATCGTCAGGCAGGCCAAGCACGCGCTCCCAATCGCTGAGCAGCTCATCGAGCGTGTCAGGGTAGAACTCTGCAAGCAAATCGGTGACACGGTCCTCGACCCGGCCAAACTCATCGCCAAGGGCCTGCAAAAGTTTGGTAATGTTCGCGCTAGATTCACGAGTCCACATTGCGCCTATTGGGAGCAAGTTTTGCAGACTGAATGTGTAATCAAGCGCCATAATTTAAACCCAAGTGATCGTGCCGGTGATGGCCATTTCGTAGGTCGTGTGCGTAACATCTGCCGCTGGCACGCTCAGAACGTGGTCGGTCTCGCCCGCTGCGATCGAAATTGCTTCGTTGATTCTGCTGAGATAAATTGTTGCGCCCGGCTCAGCGTCGCGGCTTAGCATGTCAGAAATTTCATCCTCGACAGCGGCGCGAACATCTGCCGTGTCAGGCGTTAAAGCGATGGTTAAATCAAGCGCTTTTCCTGTTGGCGCAAAAACAGTCACATCTGCCGTTACGGGGCAGACTGCATCGATAGCGTCTTGCACGTCCGTCACCTCTCCTGCGTCGGGGATAACCCCCCCTGCGTCGTTGTCGCGCACGAAACTAACGCCAACCGTTCCTGCTCCAAGCATGTTCGGATATTCCCAGGCGCGAGTAACGCCAGTCACGTCAAGCGCCCAATTTACATAATCGCCAGGGCCGCCACCTTTCGGCGGCGTTTGTAAGTGCGAAAGCAGGCGCGAAAGCAAAGCGGCGTCCGTCTCGGTATCAAGCCCACCAACAAGCCCGTCTGAGTCTGCTGTTGCATCGCTGTCAACGCCAGCAATAGGCGAAAGCAAAGAAACAATCCCGCCAGCGCCAAGGTTGCCATCGTCGCCGCCAGCTGATGCGGTTATATCAATGTTGGCGATTCCTGCCATGATCATCCCGGCCGCATCTGTCTTATATTTAACACCGTCATCGTTCTCAACTTCGGTGCCAAGAGGGATTATTGCGAAAGCTGATCCTGTAAATTGAACCGTTCCCTCAGCTGCGACTGCCTCATCTCGTGTAAGCCCGAAAATCGAGGCCCAGCGTGCCATAAATTCGCTTTCGGCGGTGTCTGGGATAGCCTGCAAAGCTGCCCAAGCAATGTGGCCATAAAGACCATGTGCGCCGCCTGCGTGTACACGAGCAATTACTGATTCAAACGATCGTGACAAACGCGCAGTTACCTCAGGCAACCGCGTTTCGATGTCGGTTTTTGCCCGGTCGATGAGCGTCGATAATTTTGGTCTATCAAATGCCAAGACGGACCTCCCAAACAGAATCCCACTTGCTAGAATCAAGCGGCTTCTCAGCTGTCAAATATAATAGCAGAGCTTTTCCCCCATAGGCTTCTGCTCTCACTGAAATGCTTTTGACGACGCCATCTCTAATCATCCACTGCAACGCCTCACGCGCATAATCCTCGGCTTTTCGCAGGGTTTCAGTTGTTACCTTTGCTCGCCCAAGAGTCCATAATTTTGAGCCAATAACATCGCCTGAAATATCGGCAAACTTGTCCGCCCACCACCCGCGATCGCCATCAACGCGCGCGTCAGTGAACAGTGAGATCGAAACGGCTGTCTCAAGGCCATCATCGTCAAGAAAAATGTGGCCATCAAGAACAAGGTCCGCCTCGCGTGACGGGTTGTCATAGCGCAGAACGATCATGATGCTTTGACCTTTGATGCGGCTGTTGAACCAGGCGGAGCCAGGGACACGCCAGGCGAAGCTGGAACCGCTGCCGTTGCCGTAACTGTTACGGGCGCGCCTGTAATTGTGTCTATGCCAGACCCGGTTATTATATGGGTGTGAGCGTTGTACGCAGTGATAAAAGTGTTCACGCTGCTTTGAATTGAACTTAATTCAGTCGCCACTTTTTGCGAAAGCGCAACGTAATCGTCCGCTGGATCACCCGCGAGATTGACCGTGGCCGAATCAAGCGCCACGTCGCCAGATACTTTTATTTTCGCATCGCCGTTTTGCTTTAGATAAATCTCAGAACCGCAATCTGCGGTCAGCGTTATTTCGCCGTCCTTATTGAGCAGAATCTTTGAACCAAACTTTGTAAAAAGCGCAACTTCGCCAGGCTCCAAATCTTTCAACCTGTCGCCGCGACTGTTCGCGGCAATAACTACGCCATGCGATCCAGCGACCTTTAAAAACAGCGCTTCGGATTCTTCCGGTGGGCTTGATGCCAAGCCATAGGCCTGAAAATGCTCGACATCATCGCGCACCTCACCATCCATGAGTGAAACCTGCAAGCTCTGCAAGTCCAGAGAATCATCTATGCGCTCGATAACAGCACGACGGACGATCGTCCTCATGCGATTATAAAGCGGTCTAAGCAGCCGTTGGTAAAATTCTGCGCTCATTACACGCCACCAAAAAATGAGTTTTTGCCGCTTCTGCCTTTCGGCATTGGCAGAGGCTCGACGCCAAGGGCCTCAGGCATAACAAGCGTCAATTCTGAAAGCAAACCCTGCTCAGAAAACGACAGGCTGACATGCTCAATAAGCATTTCACTGTGAACTCTCAAGACAGGGTCATCAACCGCGACAAGTGTGTTCGATTGCCACAAACCCTCTAAATTCTCCCACCCGCGCACTCTGTAAAGCACGCGCTGGCTTTTCCCTGCCCTGGTGTTGCGCTCCCACTCGGCACGCCTTGTTAGATCCTCGCCCGTGCCCTCTTCCTCAGCAATGACAACAAGCGGCCTATAACGCAAAACAAAGCTGTCTGTCGCGTCGCCTTTTGGCGCTGATGCTTTCTTTTTCGCAAAGTCATTTGAGCCTGAAACTTGCGCGCGCACATGATATTCGCTGAACCGCTCTGCCCAACTGCCTGACTTTTCGCCGGATAGAATGTTGTCGCCGTAGCGCAAAACTGTTGCTGTGCGCTGGTTGCCAGCCCTGGTTAGAACCAAATCACCGTTGCTATTTGACGTCAGCAAAACGCCGCGCTGCCTGGCCGCAAGCTCCAAGACCTCAAAAGCAGATTGCCCGCTTTCAATGTCGAGCTTTTTAAAAGCACCACCGATGTCTGTTTCTACTTTAACCGTGATCCCGAAAGGCAGGCAGACCGCCTCAGCGATTTGTTTCAGCGTGCGCTTTTTTAGCTGGCCGGCCGTGACCATTGCGCTGCAATCGACGAGATCCCCGACCTTGCTGCGCCCGGCTACGCTCAGAGAATGCGAGCCTGCGGCATACTTCGCCGGAGCTTCATCAATATAGCCCTCTAAAACTGTTGCGCCCTTGTAAATGAGCGAACATCTATCACCCTCAAACAGCGGGAACGCCTCTTTTTTGGCGGCTCCGCGCTCGATATAAGCAAGACTGAATGCGCCCGCAAGCTGAGACATGCCGTGCTCAATTTGCACGCTGCTCCAACCGCGATGCCTTTCAGCGTTGACGATGAGGTCAATCACTCAGCACCTCAAGCGCTTCACCGCCTGGCACAAAGCAGGGATTTCGCACGCTGTTACGCGCTGCGATTTCAAGATCGCGGTCAGCGTCGGCATAAAGCGAATAGGCCACGACGACAGCGGGTAAAGATGATGGCGGCGTGTATTCGATGATCTCAGGCAGTGAAGCCGAAACGGTCGTCAAATGCTTGGATATGGCCACGCTCAGGCCAAAGATTGCATTGTATTCGTTGTCGTCCTCAGATGTTTCGAGCAAGTCGTCAAGGGCTTCGCGCAGCTCGTCACGAATGGCGATCGCCTGCGTGCGGCTCTCGATAGGGACGAGTGAAGCGGTGCGGCATGTTTCGGCCACGCTATTTGCATGACTGAGCCTGATTGACGCCTCTTGGTTTGCTTTTTCAATAGCTTTTTGCGGCGTTGTTTCTGCCGTTGGCGTTTCATCGTCGCCAAACTCAAGCATGCTGCGCATTGTCTCAAGCATCACATCTGCGCGCCTGCGATCCTTCTCCGCGTCTAAAGCCTGAGCACTTGCAAGCTCCGCTGTGGTCGGCGTTTCTCCCGCATTCAGAAGCTCACCTATGGCAGCGTTAACAATGCCAGCAGCACCGAGGACAGACTGAGACAGTGAGGTGAGGGAGGAGGCTATATCAGCCGGAGTCCCGATCAGATCCCCGACACTGCTGGAAAAATCAATTATGGCCTGGCCCGTCTCACTGATCACAGACAAACGCCCAGAAATAGCGTTATTTGCCGATTCTAGGGCTGCGGCTGCATTCTGTATCGTCTGCACCGCGCTGTCGCGGTATGCCTGGATAAGACCATCCACGTCATGCTCTGCTGCATAAACAGCAGCTGCTATTTGCTGCATGTTGTCTGCGGCCTCATCGACCTTGGCAATCGTGTCAACCTGAGGAACCGTTGGCACCTGATCATCGACTCGAATCATCTGCACAGAGAAATGCGCGATCCTACCTTCTTTTAGGTTTTCACTCGTCGAGAACTGCCCGCCTGCAACGGCCTGCATTTCGCCATAGTACGGGTGTATCAGCTTTCCTGGGCCTGCTTGCTCGAATGCAGCCTGCACAACGTCACGTTGAGCCTGCGCATCGTCACCTAAAACAAAGCCGCTGATCGAAAACCTTCGCGGCAATCGACCAAGATCCTCCACCTCGATGTCATCGCGGCCAGGAAAGCTATGAATGACAGTCCGCCGGCCAACCGTCTTGCTTGACGTGGAAAGGTAAAACTCAGCGCCGCGAAACTCTACAACGCCAGCATTTTTTATTTCGTCGCGCCAGTTTGCCATCAGAATGACCCCGCAAGCCCTACATTGGGGTTAATGCTGCTTAAAAATCCGCTTGAACTTGAGTTTGTGACCTCTGCCCGGCCATCGGATGTGATGTTAATATCAAGCTGGCCCTGGGCATCCTGTGGCTTGCCGCCAACTGCGCCAGCTGTTTTGGCTGTGCCCGCTGTTTTCTGGTCAGTCTCGAATCCAAGCATACTGACAACTGACTGCATATTACTGCCCGTGAATCTTGCGAATGCACCGAAAGTCTTATCTGCGATCCATTTGTCTGCACTTAACAGCTTTCCAAAAAGACCAAGTTTATCCAGCGTGGCGTCAATCTGGGTATTTAGTTCCGAGAACCACCCTTTGATGCCCTCCCAATTTTTGCCGACCAAATAACCAGCATAAGCAAGTGCAGCAACTGCGCCAGCGATAACCCCAAGGGTTGCGGCGCTCGCAGTTGTTAGCGCCTCAAATGCCGGGACTGCCTTTGTGAAAATGGTCCTTGATACCCAGACAAGACCTCGAACAACTCCGCGCAATCCCCCTCCCAAAAGCTGTGCGCCTGTAGCACTAGACCCAAAAGCAATGGCCAAAACGCCAAGCCCTGATGCTACGATCGAAAGCATGCCGAGGGTTATTGTCAGGATCGTTAACAGTCCGGCGATCGCAACAGCTGTCTTGAAAATGTACCCGGTTAAAATAGGGTGAACTTTTGTCCATTTATTCAGGCTTTGCAGAATCTCTGTTGCCTGTGATGAATACTTTCTCAACTCAGGCAAAAGCCCGTCACCAATGGATGTCATCAGGCCATCGTTGGCGCTTTCAAGCAGCTTGATCGACCCTCGCAGGTTATCGGTTTTTGTTTTTTGGATCTTGAGCGCGACATTCAGACTATCGGCTTTTTTTATTTTCTCGGTGTAGGCGATGATCCCTTTTGTGGTCGTCTTGTCGAGAAGTTTCATCGCAGCTTTTGACGCGCGAATACCAAAAATCTGCTTCATAAAAGCTGTTTTTGTGGTGTTGCCCATGCCCTTTGTGCTCGCCGAAATCTGCGCAAGAATATCAGGAATTTTCAGCAGGTCGCCGTGCGCGTCCTTCGTCGTGATGCTGAGGGTTTTTAGCGCCCTTGCACCTTCCTTTGTCGGCGCGGCCAGGCGAACCATCATTGCGGTTAATGCGGTGCCGGCCATCGTGCCCTTGATTCCTGAGCTGGCCAAAAGTCCGGCCATCGCTGCGGTTTCCTCAAGGCTTATCCCAAGCGTACTGGCCTGCGGTGCAACCATTTTCATCGTCTCGCCTAAGGTGGCCAAGGTCGAGTTGCTGCTTGTGAATGTTTGGGCCAAAATATCAGAAACAGATTCCATCTCAGTTGCTTTGATATTAAAGCCGCCCATGATGTTGCTGGCGATGTCGGCGACAGTGCCTAGTTCTTCGCCTGCTGCTGCTGTTAGCGCCAAGGTCGCGGGCATTGCTGAAATAATCTCGTTGCTTTTAAAGCCTGCCATACCGAGCATCTCCATGCCCTTTGCGGCCTCAACAGCTGTGAACATAGTTGTTGCGCCAAGCCGCTTGGCCTCTGCGCGCATATCAACAAATGTTTTTGTCCCCATTTCAGTCACGGCTTTGACGTCAGACATCGCCTTTTCAAAGTCTGCCGCTGCATTGATGGGAGCTGCCACGGCATTGCGTGCCATTGTCGCATAACGTGAAACATTTTGCTCTGCAAGCCGAAGATTTGCGGCTGCTGCGAAAGCCTTTGATGCCCGCTGCCTGGCCTTGCTCAGCGCTCTGAAACTATTTGTTGCGGATCGAATGCCTGAGCTTGCGTTATCGACAACGCGAAGAACAAATTTTGCTGTCATTGAATTTGACATTTTATTTGTCCTCCTCTGCTTTCCTCAGTGCGCGCGCTCGCTCATTCCAAAAAAGAACATCATCGAGCGGCATATCTAACAGGCCAGGGGCCAGACCAGGGAACCAGGACGCCACGCTCCCGATGACGTCCTCCCAATTAGACGGCCAGCCCCCTAGCTTTTTGACGACCAGCTGTCAGCAACACGGATGCAAGCGGTCGCATCCTCGATCGTCATCGCGTCAAAAGCAGCCATAGGCAGCTTGGAGACTGACGACGCCAACTTAAAGGATTTTGCGATCTCGCCTTTTTCTTGGTCCATCGCCCGCATGTCACGACCGAAGGGCTTGTGCATCGTGACCGTGGCGATTTCCTGCCCGGCAATAGTGATCGGCTCAGACAACTTGATTGTCTTGGTTCCGTCATCGTTATCGATAATTTCCGGCGTGTTTTCTTCCATGATTTCCTCCTAAAAATAACGATGCACCTCACACCGTTTTTTTACTTTTTGATCGCGGGCTGGCCTTCCAACTTGAGCGGGACAGTGCCATCGTTATCGAGCTTCGCGGGTTCAACGACCCAAGCCAGCGGGATAACATACTCGTCACCCGTGTCGCTGACGAAGTTGACGACCGCATCGGTCAAATTGCTCAACTCGGTCAAATCCATGCCAGCCTTGTATGGCATTTTCATTTCGCAAACAGATGCGACAGGCTCATCTTTAAACCCGACAGCAACGCCGTTTGCAAAAATCGTCTCGCGCTTATAACCGCCTGGGTCAAGGCTGGCCTCGTTGCTCTGCATAATGTCGCCGTCAATGCTGACGAGTGCGATGCCATGATATTTGGGCATAATTTTTCTCCTTAGCTGAACGTCGTCAGCAAATGTTTTTTACAGCAGGAACTGCATTTGAGCGCCATAAATCATAAACTGATTAATCAGGTCAGGACTCATGAGCACGTCGATGCGGTTCACATCCGAGCTGTTACGCTCAACAATCAGATCAGCCTTGAACTGCGACATAGCAGCATCGCTGATGTCCATCCAGCCCAACTCTTGCCAGGCTTTGGCCAGGGCGATGAGTTCGGCAGCGATAATGCTTGGAGTGACGATCGCCTGGCCAGCGGGCACAGGGCCATCATCGGCCAGTTTGTGACGCGGGTATTTGCTCGAAATACGCACGCGCTGGGTATAGCGCAGGGCTGCGAGGGTGCGCACGGTCATAATGTCGAGATAGGAACCGTCGGGAAGCCCAAGGCCATTGAGTTGATAAGTCGTGATCAAGCGCTCAAGCTGCACAACGCCAGCGTTGACCGTGAACGTCGATACGCCATCCGTCAGCAAAACATTGCGCTCAGCGCGGGTGAACTCGTCCTCTGGCTTCGGCGCGACGATGCC